CCGTAGAATCAGAAATCAAGCCTTGCCAAACCCGCCCGCTGGTGGTATACTATCTAGGTAACCGATGCTGGTGTGGCGCAATGGCAGCGCAACTGATTTGTAATCAGTGGGTTGCAGGTTCAACTCCTGTCACCAGCTCCAAAAAATGCCGTTCATTCGTGATATTGAATCACATGAACGGCATTTTCTTTTGCAAAAACACGGTAAAATACGGTGAAAAACGGGAATAAACTAACAAACGAGCTAACAAAATTAGTATTCCATCTTCCGCATCTCCTGTAACAAATATGTCGGGTCGTTGTGGGAAACGTACTTGTTTGCTGTGGTGGAAAAATTTTTGTGGCCGAGAATAGCCTGCACGGCGGTTTTTTCAAGACCGCACTCCACCATCTTGCTGCTGGCCGTGTGGCGAAGGGTGTGCGGGTGCACGCCATCGATCTGGCACTCCTGCATCAAGGCCCGGAACTTCGTGGCCACGTTTCTCTTGTCCAGCTTGGTTCCGGCCTTAGAAGGTATCAGCCACTCGCACCCGCTGTCCATCATCCAGAAGGCGATGATCTTGTAAATGGGGTCGAGGATGGGGATGATGCGGTTTTTGCCCGCTTCCGTTTTTTCACCGCCCTGCATGTAGTGCTCTTTCAGGTACACGTTCTCGCAGCGCATGGAAAGCAGCTCATCGATGCGCATTCCTGTATAGAGAAGCACCATAGCAATCTGCGCTGTCTGACCAAAGCGCTTGTCGGTCTGGTAGGCGCTGATCCGGGCAATCTCGTCCGCCGTAAGGGTGCGCTCTGCCTTTCCGGCCCCGGCAGGAAGGTGAAGGAGCTGGGCATAGTTCTTGTTTATGATGTCCTGGGCCATTGCCCACTCACATAGCTGGCTGAAAAGGGTGCGCTGCTTTTCACACGAGCTGCGGGAGAGACCGTCTGCGACCATCTGGTCTATGATCTGCTGGTAGTCCTCCGCTTTCAGGTCTCGCATTTGTCGGCTGTACAGCGGAGCGGCTTTTTTAAAAGCCAGCTCGTATCCATTTATCATGTCCCGGCTGAGACTTGAAAACTTCGGCTGTGCCCGCCATTTTTCGTAGGCATCCGCAAAAGTACACTTCAGACGCTCTGCCGGGGTGTTCTGGGCGTTGTATGCGTCAAGCGCCTGGACGGCTTCCCCGGGCGTTCCGTATGTGCCCAGCACTTCCTTTTTCCCGGTCACGGCTACATAGGGCCTTGCCCGGACCCCTTTCAGCTTGTACACGCTGCCGCTGCCCTTTGGGCGGCGGCGCTTTTTTCTATGCACGGGAGCGGACGTTGCATCCTGCTGCTTTCCGCACCACGGGCAAAATAAGGCCTTGTCTGGGATGCTTACATGGCATCTGATACATTTCATTACGCTACTCCTTTCTGCGCCCTATATAGCCCAAAGCGCCGTTTTCTGACGCTGTGCGCCCTGACGCGTAATTGGCTTTCAAATCCTCTAGCGGAGGATGCGGCTCGTCCGGGCACGGGTCAAGCCCTCTGATCTTGGCAAAGCTGTACTGATCGATGATGGTGCCGCACACAGTGACCCTGTTGTTGAGAGGGCAGTGGAGGTTTGCGGCCATTTCAGATATAACCGCAGGCGGGCTGCTCCCATGTCGGCCCTTGAGCACAAAAAGCAGAAGCCGCCGGGTGAGCGGTGGAAGCGCCTGCACCAGCGTGTGAAGTTCCTTATCTATGGCTGCATCTTCTTTCTGCCCGTCTGGCACTGCGTACAGATCCGGGTGAATAACTTCCATAAAAACCGTGATGGGGGATACTCCGCAGGCTGTGCACCAATCCATGATCTCGTCACTGTCTGGGCTTGTGTCACCTTTTTCCCAGCTTTGCACTGTCCGCTCTCCCTTCTGGACGCGGATTGCAATCTCTCTCTGACTTAGCCCGGCGGATACCCGCGCTTTTGAAAGCGCCTTCCCGATTTGATCAGCGGTAAAATAACTCATGCTTATCACCCCTAAACGCAGCGTGTTATAAAAGGAAAATGGCGCAGAAAAACTCTGCGCCATTCGACAAAAATTACACAGATTTCATTTTCCTCTGGCGCATGGTAGAATCTGGTGCATAAGATGCAAATATTACCAAAAAAGGAGGAAAATGAAATGAAAAACAGTCAGACAGTCAGCATGGACCCCGATATGACCATCATTGACGGAATGCCCGCCAGCGTGCTCACCGGCACGCGGCCCACTCCAAAGCCCTGGGAGGAATGATCTATGGACAAAATGCAGAGCTTTTGCACCCACATCCGCGCCGCCCTGGCGTGCTACGAGGATATGCCGCCCGAGGGTCAGACCAAGGCCCGGCTTTATGTAACCCGCAAGGCGGAAAGCGTCCGGCGCTTGCTGGATGCCTCCAACTGCCCCGGCGGGGAGCTTGCTGGGGAGCTGCTGCAGAAAATGCAGCGGCTGGACGACGATTCCGTTATTTGACAAGATTATATGCGTCAAGCACGTCCTGGATTCCTTGCTTGTCAGTTTCAGAAACGGTCATGTCGTACTTGCTGTCTTTTCCCTCAAATCGGATGATTGTTTTTTCAGAGCTTGCAATTTTCTGCAGCAAGTCAACATATTTGGAAGCAGGATTAACATCGACGGCTTCGTATACACCGCCGGTGAACACCTGCTGGTTTATATCGAAGTAATTGAACGGAATTGTAGCAGCTTTTTCACCGTCGATATTGATAACTACATCTGAGAAGAATACCCAATCAGATCCGGTGTAGTTGAATTTCCAAAGCAGGCCATAATTCCCGTCTTTTTCTCCGATATACGGAAGAGCAAAACTTCTGCTATTGGCATACTCTGGATAGCAGGAAGGCATATAGTAAGCAGAATTCTCGACCTCGTCCGCTTTTTTCGTTAGCTTTGCGAGGGCTGCATCGATTTCGGCTTGCTTTTCTGCGCTGGGGATTGCGGTGCTTCCAGACTGCATAGAGGCCGCTTGCCTTCCGGCAGAAGCGGATTGTGAAAATTGAGGGTCTTCGATAGCAGTGAGAAAACCGCCAATAAGGATAAACGCAAAGAACACAAGAAAGACTGTGCCACACCCGCGCTTCTTTTTGGGCTTTTTCTTAGAATTTGCCTGTGCCTTTTCTTGTGCAGCAGTCTCTTCGCTCAACGGCGCTCCGCACTCCGAACAAAATTTGGATTCTTGGACTTCGCTTCCGCATTTTGGACATTTCATAGTACATTCTCCTCATTTCAAAATAATACAAAAAAATATAGTCAACGCTATTGCATTGAACACTTAATGGTTGTATAATGGCGTTGTAAACTAACCGAATTCAGAAAAAAAGATTCAAAAATAGGCAGCCGCTCAGCTGCCATAAAAAACAAATTATCAAAGAACTTTGCCAAAGGAGGAAAACAAAGTGCAAGAACATAGCACAAAATTGATGAAATCGGCCCCGGAATGTGTTATACTTGAGAAAATCAAGCTTGCACTTTCTCTTGACATCGATGTTGACGCGCTGCTGGAAGCCGCGCAGAAAGGATAACGTTATGAAAATCGAAATCACTGCCACCCCGCAGGAAACCGCAGATTTTATTCACCTTCTGGAAAAAGAAAGATCCTATGTTGCGGTGAGCAATTGCATCAGAGAAAGCCTGAACGAGCTTGCCAACTCCAAAGAATCAATCGTCAAAATTTAACACGCCTGTTTTTCGCAGGGCATCGATCACAATCTCAACGGAGCCGATCAGGGAGCTCTTGTACAGCACTGCTATTTTTTCGAGATCGGAGCGTTCAGGATGAGCGTCCAAATCGGCAACTGCTTTTCGTGCGTATTCGTTCACAGAACTATTGATAACAGCCTGAAATTCAGCCTTTTTCATTTTTATCCCCCTTCGCTGCCTCAAGTGCAGCGTCAAGCATCTTTTCAAACATAACCCTTTGCGCAGGGTCAAGCTGCTCATACTTATATAGTATGGCTTTAGCGTGCGCATTCAGCTCACTCTCTTCACTGGGAGTGGGCTTTTCTTTTTGCTCTTCGCCGGTCAGCAGATAATCAACAGAGACCCCAAAGTAATCTGAAAGCTGTCCAAGCACATTGTTGCGCGGAGTTGCTCCGTTTTTCCACCCTGTTACTGTTCCGGTCGATTTAACGCCACAGACCTCTCGCGCAATAACATTTGGCGCTTTTCCATCTTTGGCGCACAAACGAGTATAAACATCCCAAAACATACAAAAATCCCCTTTCTCATTTGTGCAACCATACAAACTGATTCTAAATGATTAAAACTAATTGACAGCGGGGACAGAATGAGATATACTAATCTCGTTCCAAGAGAAAAGTAATCAAAACTAATCACCTTGATGCTTTGAAAACTGTTTTAATATTGTTTGCACCCTTATTATATACAGCTTTCGTTCTCTTGTCAATGAGAAAAACTAATATTTAGAAAGGGATGAAAGAATGCGTTTCGCGGAACTGCGGGAAAAAGCAGGACTTACGCAAAAACAGGCAGCGGCCGCGCTTGGCGTTGACCAGTCGGCAATCTCCTTTTGGGAGACCGGCGCAAACAATCCTCGCGTTTCGATGCTGCCCAAAATCGCAGCTCTGTATGGCTGCACGGTTGACAAGCTGCTGGAAGAGCAGCAGGAAGGAAAGAAAGCATGAACTACTCAAACGATATGCGAGAGCTGATTCCGGTCAGCTACGACAACCCGGAACGGCCTACCGTGAGCGGCCGGGAGCTGCACGACTTCCTGGAGATCAAGACGGCCTATAAGGACTGGTTTCCCCGGATGTGCGAGTACGGCTTTACCGAGGGCGAGGATTTCAACCCGCTCAGAATTGAGCGGGTTCAGGACGAGGGCGGACGGATGGTCAGCCGCACGGTTGATGACCACCAGCTCACCATCCCGATGGCCAAGGAGCTATGCATGATCCAGCGCAATGAGCGTGGCAAGCAGGCCCGGCAGTACTTTCTTGCCGTTGAAGCTCAGTGGAACAGCCCGGAAGCGGTGATGCGCCGTGCAGTGCTCATTGCTGACCGCAAGGTGAAAGAGCTTCAAAGCGTGAACCGCAGTTTGTTGGCCGAAAACAACGACCTCAAACCAGATGCAGAGTATGCTCGGGCGGTGTGCATTGGAGATAACTGCCGCACTGCCAGCAGCATTGCAAAAGATTATGGAATCAGCGCTGAGAAGTTGAACAATCTCCTGCATGGGCTGAAAATCCAATGGAAAACCAGCGACGACCAGTGGGTTCTTTACGCAAAGTATAGCGGAAAAGGCTACACTAAAAACCGCAAAGGAAAGCCCTTTACCCACAATAGCGGCCGAGTGCAGACCCCTAATACCACCGTTTGGACAGAAGCGGGACAGCGATTTATCTATGAAAAGTTGAAAGACATCGGCATGGTTCCTCGCCTCGAACCGGATAAGCCGGTTCAGATGGGTATGGTGGAAGAAAAAGGAGGGAAGACAGCATGAATGATAACAAAAAGCTAGGCGAACCGCTGGAGCCGGTAGTCCGGACGCAAGAGATTCAGATTTCACAGCTGGACGATCGTATTTTCTGCCAAATAGATGAAACGGTTATCCAGAACGTGAGAGCCTACTCGTTCGCTCAATACAGCCGCGGGAAAATGTTGCTGAATTTGAGCATTGAGGCCAATTTGGAAGCTGTGTTAACAACGATACAAGTGCAGCGGCAACCGCCCCAGGAAACCGCACTCTGAGGAGGTGAACCACACCCGTGCTTTCGTTAAAGCTCATTCTGGTTGTCTGGATTGCAGTGGTTCTCTGCAATCTGATCACACGGAAAGCGGCTTTGGAGATTTCTGGTTGGTATCTTCCGTACTCTATCGTGATCGGAATTCTTACAACGGGAGTTCTTCTTTTGACTGCAATCTTGTAATGATTTTATTGAGAAGCTGCACTTTTTCATCCAGTTTATCACCAAAGGATGTTTCGTAGCTTATCAGTTTATCCATTGCAAGAATATCTTTTTGGATTTCTTTTGGGACGTAGTAAGCAGCCAGCGCCGAATGAGAGCCATATTCCTGCAGGTTTTCTACTGTGGGCGACTGAATAGCCGCACCAGCCGCACGGATGTAACCCTCGTAGATTTCACGCTCACGTTTTATGCGTTCCTCGTGCTCCTGATGCTCATAGTCCATCCGCTTCATTTTTTGTTGATGCCAGTTATTACAAAGCGCGGTCAGCATTGGAGACAGCAAAGCACAGAACGAAACGATCATTGCTACCAACCCAGACCAGTCCGAAACAGACATCCCAGCATTTTGTTCCATTTTAACACCTCCCTTCCGCCCGATTATACCACGGGAAGGGAGACCCCAACAAGGAGGTTTACATGACAGACATTATCTTATCTACCCAGAACGGTGAGCCGGTTGCATCCAGCCGCCAGATTGCTGAGAACTTTGAAAAGCGCCACGATCATGTGATTCGTGACATTGACACAATCAAAAAAGATGTCCCCAATTTTGGGGAGATGTTCTTTGAAACCACTGTGCCGGACAGCTACGGCAGGGAACAGAGAGCTTACCTGATGAACCGGGACGGTTTCAGCCTGCTGGTGATGGGCTTTACCGGAAAGGCGGCGCTGGAGTGGAAGCTGAAGTACATCCAGGCATTCAACGAGATGGAGAAGAAGCTGGCCACTCCGCAGATGCCCAAGCTTAGCAAGGAGCTGCAGGCGCTGTTCCTGCTGGACGACCGCACCCAGAGGCAGGAGTAGCGGATCACGGCGCTGGAAAACAACATGGTCGTGGACTATGACCAGCAGCTTTCCCTCAAGAATGCCGTGAACCACGTTGTTGTGGAAGCTCTGGGCGGCAAGAACGCCCCGGCCTACGGCGATTCCCATGTACGGGGCATGGTTTACTGCGAGATCAACAAGGACCTCCAGATGTGGTTCCGTGTCAGCAGCCGAAACAACATTCCCCGCAAGCGCTTTGACGAGGCCGTGGAGTACATCCAGCGCTGGAAGCCCAGCACCAACACCGTGATGCTGATCCAGCAGACCAACGGCCAGACCAGCATGTTCTAAGGAAGGAGACAGCGGCATGAGCGAAAGGATCACGATGAAAGGCGTTGCGGAGTGCTGCGAAATGTTCCGGGCAAATCTCGTCCCGATGAGCCCGAGCAAGTTCTGGAATAATGTTGCACACGGCGAGTATGACGGATGGGTAGTCCCCCGGGAAGATACCAAACGGCGGCAGGCTACGATTTATATTGAAGGTTTTATCGATTATATGCACCGGCGCGGATGCAAGATCGTCCGCCCGTATGAGAACTACAAGGAGGAAATGGAAGAATGAAGGCAAAACTTTACATCAACAGTGAGGAATCGACCATCGAGGTTAGAGGCGATCCAAACGACGTGCTGCATCTTCTGGTGTGCGCAATCGCACAGATTTTGGAAGGACTTATTCCGCACAGCCTCGAGAAGCAGATGGCATGGGTGTCTGCGCTTCTCTACCGCACTGTTTGTGAGCTGAACAAGGAGAACAAAGAGGATGACGATGAAGATTAAATCAAGAGTATGGTACTGGCTGGCTGCTGCCAGCGGTGCCGCAAGTCTGCTGTACGGCATGGGCATCGAGGGCAGTGCACAGACGGGCAGCGCCATCTCCGACGGCCAGTTTGCCACGGCCCTGTGCTTGGTTCTGGCAGCGGTGATGTTCCTGCGGCTGGGCTTTGCCGCCCAGGACCGGGAGCAGAACGCCCGCCGCTATGGCCGCGTTGACCGCACCCACGCCCGCACCGAAGAGCCGGACTACCGGCAGAACCGGAGGGGCGCATGAGCATGACTGTATATGCTTACGCCTACCGCAAGAGCCCTCCGGGGCGCGATGTCAGGCAGTTCACAGATCCGCTCACCCCGGATGAATACCCCGGAGAGCCCGCCAGCGTTAAGGCCCAGCACTGGGCAGATGAGAACATCCGGCACTACGAGATGATCCAGGTGCGGGACGCTCTTGGGAACCTGCTGTACGCAAGATAATGCGTTTTTTGAATTACGCATACCACAAGATATAGGAGAAATCAGCATGAAAACCAAAATTCTGAAAGTCAAGATCACCTTCCTGGAGCCGGTGCTGGGCACTTGGCCCTCCAACCAGAACGTCGCCCGGGATTTCATTGCCAGCAAGAGCCCGGACGCTGCCACGATCGAGGACGAGGTGGCCGCTCTGGGCGCGGATGCCGTGGCAGACAAGGGCATGACCGTCTTTCCTCGCAACGAGAACGGAGAGCCGGTGCTCTACGACTACCAGATCAAGGGATTTTTCAAGGATTCCTGCGGCATGCTGGCCCGTGTGGGCGGCAAGACAGAAACAGGCAAGAAGCGGGCCGTCAACGAGAGCGGCAAGATCTCTGCCTACAAGAAGGTCATCGACGGCCTGATCTTCCCGCAGCCCCGCATGATCCCCATCAAGGTCAACGGCAAGATCGGCGACTGCCAGCGCCCCCTGCGTGCCCAGACGGCCCAGGGTGAGCGTGTGAGCCTGGCCAACTCTGAGGAGATCCCGGCAGGCAGCACCTGCGAGTTTGAAATTCTCCTCATGGACGAATCGCTCGAGAATGCGGTTCTGGAGTGGCTGGACTACGGCGTTCTGCGCGGCATTGGCCAGTGGAGAAACAGCGGCAAGGGCCGCTTCACCTTTGACATCATCGACTGAGCAACGGCATTGCATGGATAGGATTTGATCTGCTACGGCAATGATATGATTTGCAAAGGCGCTGGATAGCCTGTAACAGCTTTGCGATGGCGCGGATATGTGCGCATAACTCGGCAACGGCATTGTGCTGACAAGTTTGCTCAGCAGGGGCACAGTAGTCACTGCAGTGCAGCGCGGGGCAAAGGCAAGGCTCAGCTGGAAAGCGCAGCGCAACGGCGTAGATAGGCGTAGATCGCTTGGATCAGACTTGCCTCGATAAGCAAAGCAAAGGCAATGCAGGGCCTCGTGTCGAAAAGCGAAGGCAAGGCTGTGCGTGGTGTCGAAAAGAAAAGCAAGGGCGTTGAGCAGATACGCGCCGCTCTGCTATGCAGCGCAAAGGCATAGCGTTTCATGGCTACGGCGATGCGGGGCAAAGAAAAGCTCAGCGAAGGCACAGATGAGCAAAGAGATGCGAAGGCATGGATAAGCCAGGCTGACCTAGGAAATGCAAAGGCATGGATGCGCGACGATTCGCTAAGGAATAGATACGAATAGATGCACAAAGGCATAGCGAAGAAGCGCTTTGATACGATTTGCAACGGCTGTGCGGTGTGTGCAATGTACGGCAAAGGCATAGACATGCAAAGATCTGCAGAGGCAAAGCAAAGTATTTTTGAACGAAAGGAGATTTCACAGTGAGTAAAACAGAGCTGCTGTTCCGGGCCGTGGAAGCACTTTCCACCCCGGCGGCAAAGACGGTGGCCCGCGGGCTGACCGTATGGATCGGATTCAACGTTCTGGTCGTGGTCTTTCTGGTCTGGCGGGCATGGAAAAACGGGAGGTGGCGCAAATGAGCACGGTTCAGATCTATAGGGCAGATATGGCCTTCCTGAACGAGATTCTTTTCCGGTGTGTGCAGGACGCAGAGCGGTATGCGGATCAGCTTAAAAAGACCGACCCGACGCTCATGTACCTTGTCGTAGACGATTCCGGGCAGCAGGTATCTATGAGGTGATCCTTATGCAGTGTGATGAAAAAAAAGAGATCTGCCTGAATTATGCGGCCAATATTCCGGAATGGAAGCTGGCGCTGATTCTGGACGCTCTGGCAAAACTGGGCGATGCATCCCGGTGCTGCGGCACGGTTCAGAAGGCAGTTGCCGGTGGGCAGTCGTATATGAGACTTCACCCGGACAGGGAATACGCGGGCGAGGATCAGGCTGATTATGTGCACATTTGCCAGGAAGCGGCCAGAGCATTGGGCCGCGCAGTCTATGCGGTGGAGATCGTGCTTTCACAGTCAGACTGCTTCGGTCTGGCCAAAGACCTGGCATACATGGCAGAAACTGCATATAACAGCTCCTACGCCGTGCTGGAGAGCATGTGCCGGAAGCGTGGATGCAAGGAGGTGGAGTACAAACATGGACAAAATGACCATTTATGAAAGCGCCCGTGTCGTGCCCAAGGAGGCGCGGAAGGCAATCGGCGGCGGCCGCCTGAAGGGGATGACCGACATCAATCCCATGTGGAGAGTCAAGAAGCTGACAGAGCTTTTTGGCCCAGCTGGCATCGGTTGGCGATTCGACCCGCCCATCTTTGAGGAAAAGCCCGGGGTAAACGGAGAGATCATGGTACACTGCTGCACCAACCTCTACATTCGGCAGATCGATGAGGGCGGGGAAAAGAATGAATGGAGCGCCCCGATTCCCGGCGTGGGCGGCTCGATGCTGATCTCCACAGAAAAAGACGGCAAGCGCACGGATGACGAAGCCTATAAAAAGGCTTACACGGACGCGCAGAGCGTTGCCTGCAAGGCTTTGGGCATTGGTGCAGATGTTTACTGGGAGAAAGATACGACCAAGTACGACAGGCCCACAGCGCCACCCCCGGCAAATCCCACCTGCGCTAGCTGCGGGAAGCCCGTGGAAGGGTTTACTTACAAGGGCGAAAAGGTCACTGCCCAGCAGGCGGCTGACCGGAGCAAGAAAAAATATGGGCGTATCCTGTGCATGGAATGCGCCAAAAAGCAGCCGAAAGAAGATGGAGGATTGACGCATGCTTAACATCGTAGCATTGATGGGCCGCCTGACCCATACCCCGGAGCTCAAGACCACCCAGAGCGGCACCAACGTGTGCAGCTTCCGCATCGCAGTTGACCGCAGCTTTGCCCGGCAGGGCGAAGAGCGCAAGGCCGATTTTATCGACGTCACCGCGTGGCGGCAGACCGCCGAGTTCGTCTCCAAGTATTTCCATAAGGGCAGCATGATCGCCATCGAAGGCAGCTTGCAGACCCGTCAGTACCAGGACAAGAACGGCAACAACCGCACAGCTACCGAGGTTCTTGCGTCGCAGGTGAGCTTTTGCGGCGGAAAGGCCGCAGAGAAGCCCGCTGTGCGCGATTTCGACAAGCAGACGAAAAGTTACACCTCCGAAGCAAAAGCCTCTTACAGCGCCCCGCAGGCGGCGCAGGGCTTCTCACAGGGTTCTGCAGATGATTTTGCAGAGATCACGGACGATGATGACCTGCCGTTTTAAGGGGGCTGGTGAGGAATGACAGAGAAAAAGAAGCGAAGTCAGTACATCGTTGTCATGGACTGGATGTATGACAATTTTGGTTTTAACTGCGCCGAGGCAAACGCGCTGGCTATCATCTACGGCTTTTCACAGGACGGAGAAAGTTGGTTTTGCGGCGGGTCTGCATACATTGCCGCACGGCTCCACATCTCCCAGAAATCTGCCAAAAATTATCTGGCAGATTTTGTAAAACGTGGAATTTTGGAGATGAAAAAAGAGATGGTCGGCAACGTCCCGCACAACGCATACCGGACAGTGCCAGACATCGAAAATCTTGTCCTTGTGGAGACCTCAGACCCGGGAAAAAATTTCCCTAGGGAAAAAATTTCCCCGGTGAAAAATTTTCCCTCAGACCCGGGAAAAAATTTCCCTCAGGGTAGGGAAAAATTTTCCCCCAGTAATAAATATAGTAATAAATCTAGTAATAAAATCTATCTATCTGCTGCGCAGGGCGGATTGATGGATAACACACCCCGGCGGGAGGATGTGGAAACGGACTTCAGGGAAAGGCTCGAAATTGACACCTTGGAGCGGCGGTATGACCCGGAGATGCTGAGGGAGCTGCTGGAAAATATCACGACCATGTACACCTGTCCCGACCAGTGCATGATGATCGGCGGTCGGCTCCAGAACACGGCAGCCATCCGGCGGCAGCTGGACAAGCTGACAAGCCAGCACATCGAGTACATCATGGACAGCCTGTCAAATACCACTCAGCCGGTCAAAAACATCCAGGCGTATCTGCGCACGACCATCCTCAACGCACCCACCACCATGGAGCATTACTACCAGGCCAAAGGAAATGCCATCATAGCAAACCCGGCGGGCAGCGGTGCGAAATGGCCCAGTGATACAAAAAGGCACTCGCTCATCAAGAGCAAGGCCTGAAAAAGAAAGGAGAGCCGAAGAGTGCCTAAGTATCATGTTGTTGTGCTGTGCAGCGGCCCGGTAGGAGACGCGGCCCTGACCTACCGTCTGACCGCCAGCAGCCAGCAGGCCGCAGAATTTCACGCCTGCCAGATGGCGGGCGACCACTACCCGGAGTACCGGGACATCCATGTCAAGAGAACGGAGGTTTTGACACATGGCTGAAGTGAGGTTGATTAACGCAATTCCTCTTGAAAAAGAAATGCTAGAATACGCCCGGTATATTGGACTCGAAACCACAAACGAGTGCGAAAGCACCGCTGAATGTTGCGCAGATATGGTGAGCGAGGCACCCACTATCGACCAAGAGAGCCTGCGCGGTCATGCCAAGTGGGTGAAGGACAAGGAATTGAAGTTTATCATCGTTGATGATAAAAACAACAGTCACGAGGAACCGGCGATTTGCTGTACCCATTGCAAGGCCAAGATTTCGCAAAGCGATTTCGACAGTTGGGTCTGGAACTTCTGCCCGGTCTGCGGGTTCAAAATGGAGGATGCGACAAATGAGCAAACGGAAATATCTTGATGCTGAAACTTTGAAGCAGCATCTTTTTATGGAGGCCGCTCTGGGCTACATCAAAACATTGGCAGATGTAAACAGGGTTATTGACGCGCTTCCGGAAGCAGAACCCTGCTTGAACTGGCACCCGGCCAGTGAGATTCCGCCGCTGCACCACGAGGTGGACGAGAACAAATGCGAGGGCACTTTTGAGTGCGATGTGAGCGAACAACTGCTCTTGTATACGGAAGAGGAGGGCTACAAGGTCGGTGTCTACATGAAGGATTGCTACGGGTTCAACGGCTGGTTGGACCCTGATTATGGCGGCACCATCCGCCATGTGGTGGAGTGGCAGTACCCGCAGAAACCATCAAGGGAGAGAAGTGCATGAAAGTGTTAATTGCCTGTGAGGAATCGCAGGAAGTATGCAAAGCGTTCCGGGCTCGTGGGCACGAAGCCTACTCGTGCGACCTGATCGAGCCGTCCGGCGGACACCCTGAGTGGCATATCCTCGGTGACTGCCTAAAGGCTATTGAGGGGGGGCAGGTCGTGACCATGGACGGAATCGCGCATGATGTGCCCCGCTGGGATATGATTATCGCATTTGTCCCCTGCACAAAGACGAGCAACGCAGGAGCAAGACACCTGTACAAGGGAGGAAAGCTCAATCTTTCCCGGTATTATGAGGGATTGTGCGGCAAGGCACTTTTTCTTGCCGTGTGGGCAGCTGATTGCGAAAAAGTGGTGATTGAGAATCCTGTTCCCAGCAAGATTTTTGATTATCCAAAGCCTACGCAGGCAATACAGCCCTACGAGTACGGGCATCCATACAGCAAGAAAACGCTACTGTGGGAGCGCGGTGTACCGCCGCTGCACCCAACAAACATCGTAGAACCTACCGCGACATGGTGCCCGTCCGGCTCCTATTCGCACAAGCATGGTGAGCAACACAAGGGCATGTTTACCACTGACCGCGCAAAGAACCGGGCGAAGACTTTTCCAGGCATTGCAAAAGCAATGTCTGAACAGTGGGGGTGATTGTATGACGCAGAAACAGTTTATCAAGCAGCTGATGAGCCGCGGCGTTTCGTATTCGGATGCCTGCGGGCTGGTGGCCTACATGAAAGAGCTTCGCCAGCTGATCGAAAAGCATGAGGACGTTGTGATGCTGGCGGATGCAAACACAATGCAGTTCGTCCCGGCGAAGGTCTACTCCTACGAAGAGACCTTTCATCGGATGCAAGAAGGGCGGGATATCTTTTGCTGAAAACCATGAAGATTATCCTTTACGGCGACCCCCGCACAAAGAAAAACTCTGCCCGCATTCTCAAGGCCCCCGCAAATCGCCGCATTGTGGCCCCCAGCGAGGCATTCATGCAGTATCAGGAAAAGTGCCTGTGGCAGATCAAACGGCCTTACAACCCCATCACATCCCGCGTGAACGTGCGGTGCGTGTACTACATGGCCACCCGGCGCAAGGTTGACCTTGCCAACCTCATCGAGGCCACCTGCGACATTCTGGTGAAGGCCAAGGTTCTGGCGGACGATAACAGCCAGATCGTGGCTTCCCACGATGGCAGCCGGGTGGATTACGACAAGAAAAACCCCAGAGCAGAGATCTGGATCGAGGAAATGGAGGATAAGACATGATCGGGGAAATTTGGATTCAAGCAAACATGACCGAAGAGGGAACTGTTAATCTTCTGGTTGCGCGGGGTATCGCCGATAAAATCAAGAACATTGTCGTTTACGAAATCGGTAGTCCCGCCGTAAAATGCACGTTTGAGGAGGAAAGCGATGACCCGCACATGGACACCTGAAAGCGAACAACCAAAACCCAGCACCGGTGTGGACTATCACGAGGTAAAGGCGTGGTTCCAGCAGTGCAGAGACCTGGCGGAGAAGGTCGAGGCCCAGAAGCAGAAGATCCAGCGCATCCGAGACACTGCCGAAAAATGCACCCAGAGCATGAGCAGGATGCCGATGGGCGGTGGAGCCGGTGACAAGGTGGGCTTTGCCGTGGAGAGAATCGACACAGAAGAGCGGAACCTCAAGCAGATGGAGCTTGATCTCTGTGAACTGCGCATCGAAGCTGCCCGGCGGGCCTACTGCCTGAGCGGGTCTGCTCGGTCTGAAAAGCAAGCAAAGTGCATCTGCGGCTGGTATATCGACCTGAAGCCCCAAAAGAAGATCGCGGTGGACGTGGGCTTGTCCAGAGACAATTCGGTCTCTACCTACATCCACGAGGGGTTTGATGCTTTGGCAGAAATCTGGGAGGATGTACAAAACGACCATTGAAAGCGCTTTGATTTCTACGCTTTATTTGAATCGTTGTGAAACACATGTGAATCGAAGTGTGGTAAAATGACTACAAGCGGAACCGCGCAAAGCGGTGCGCCGCTTCTCAGCAGCTTCCAAAGCGCGGCCCCGTACGGATTCTCCTTTCGTTCATGCCGCTTAACGCTTTTTCGCTTTGACACCGTGCTTTGCGGGCTGCTTCTATGCGAGAAATGGTGTCCAGACCGACCATGGAGGTTTAGGCGCAGTTCAAGTCTGCAATCTCGCACCGAACGCCGCAAAGTCTGTAACGCGGCAGGTCTGACGCATGGAGTGATTCACCACCGGTGTGCGGGTGGGTGTGGGACTCCTGAAATCTTGCCCACGCCCTGAAACCTCCGCCCGTGAACAGCAGCACCGGAAATCCGAGCGGGCCAGCATGCCCCGCAGGATGTGCGTCAACTCAAGCAGCCCCGGCGGCGAACCGTGGGCTGTTTTTATTTGCTATATGGCCGCCTGAGCGCAGGACGGTGCGCGTGTCAGCTGAAAGATTGCTGGCTGGTTCGATTCCAAGGGCGGCTTTTTATATTCCCGTAGCTCAATCGGTAGAGCGTTGGTCTCCAAAACCAAAGGCTGCAGGCTCGGACCCTGCCGGGAATGCCAGACTTTGCATGACCGGGGGACGGCATGCAGAGAGTAGCGGGGCATCTGGCCGCGAAAGTTCCGGATGCAGCGGCAACGTCTTACTGTCCGGTAAAAAACAGATTACGGCGTTGCTGCTTATATTATGCAAAAAGCCCTGCCAAGCGGCAGAGCTTTGAATTACAAACCTTTGATCTGGTTGAAAAGTGCGGCACGCAATGCGTCCGTTTCTTCATCGGTTTCAGGCTTGTTCGGGTCGTCCGGGATATATTCCAGTATATCGCCGGGCTGGCAATGAAGCACTTCACAAATTTTGTCAAGCGCCCCAACGGGAAACTGCTTGATAGTGCCAAGACAGATTGCTGATATGGTAGGCGGTCTAATCCCGGTAGCTTCTGCAAGTTGCTTTTGGGTCATGTTTTCGTCGGCAAGCAAGGCCTTTAAGTGATAGCGAATAGACATTTCAAGCACCTCTTTTCTTACATCTATAATACCACGTTATCCGTTTTCAGTCAATACGCAATGCGAAATATCCTTCAAAGAAATTACGAAAATAGTATTGACGAATTACGCAAAGAGTGGTACAATAATTGTATTGGAAGGAGGTCAGAGGTGCAAGGGAGCAAATACCGGGAGGTGATGCTCCGTGACTAGCAAGGAGTTTGCAAAGCTCACCAGAGCCGAGCAGTTGGCACGATTTGACGCATATAAAAAAGCGGCCAGCGCTGGAACGCTGAACCGCTAAACGCCAGAAGCAAGCTACGACACAAGCCCCTTGCACCTCCATTTTATTTTTTTATAAGCGATTTGTCAAGATGAAATGTGAGGTTTTTACAATGAACTATCCTGTTACCAAAGAATTCTTCCTTCGTTCATCGCATATGGAAGAATCGGATCTCAATGATTCTGTGAAGGGGCTCATCGATGATATTTGCCGACTTGTGAATCAGGCTTATGCTGATGGCATGGCATTTAGCAAAAAGGAGAAAGTAAAATGAGCAACATTCAGATTTTCAACAACCCCGATTTCGGCACCGTCCGCACCTTAGAAGAGGAGAACGGCGCAATTATGTTTTGCGGCAAAGATGTCGCAATGGCACTGGGCTATAAATCGCCCAAGGATGCAATTTCTGCTCATTGCAAGGGGGCGGTGAAACACCGCCTCCCCACCAGCAGCGGCGAACAGGACATGACTTTTATCCCTGAATCCGACCTTTACCGTCTGGTGTTCGGCTCCAAGCTCCCCACCGCAGAGAAGTTCACCGACTGGGTGACGGAGACCGTTCTGCCGTCCATCCGCAAGAATGGCGGGTACATCGCCGGGCAGGAGCAGCTTACCCCGCAGGAGCTGATGGCAAAGGCGCTGCTTGTGGCAAACAAGACCCTTGCAGACCGAGAAGCCCGCATCTCGGAGCTGACCGTGCAGAACAACATCATGGCCCCCAAGGCAGAGTATTTCGATGAGCTGGTAGACCGCAATATGCTTACCAGCTTCCGTGACACGGCCAAGGAACTGGGCGTAAAGCCCAAGACCTTTGTAAACTGGCTGCTGGAAAAGAAATTCATCTACCGCGACCAGAAGGGCAAGCTCATGCCCCGTGAGGACAAGAACAATGGTCTGTTTGAGGTCAAGGAAGCCAAAAACGATAAGACCCAGTGGAGTGGCGTGCAGACGCTTATCACTCCCAAAGGCCGTGAAACATTCCGGCTGCTGTATCTGTAAAATTTAGTTTTTGACCCTGCCCCGCACCGGGGCGGGGTTTTATTATGTCTTGATTTAGGAAGGTGGTGGCGGTGGGTGCGCAGCGGTTGACAGACAAGCAGAAGAAAAAGATCATTGCGGACTATGTGCAGTGTCAAAATTACCGTGCAGTTGCAAAACAAAACGGTGTTTCGCCGAATACTGTTAGAAAAATCGTTGCGTCCTCACCGGACACTGAACAAAAGTGCACAATAAAAAAAGAGCAGAACACACAGGATATGCTCTCCTACATGGACAGTAAGAAAGAACGTGTTCAGGAGATCATAGACGTTTATCTCGGTGTCCTGACCGACCCGGAGAAACTGGAAGGGGCGACCCTGCAGCAGATCACCACGGCTCTGGGCACTCTGATTGACAAGTGGACGGTCATTGATGATCGCAAGAAGGGCGATTCTTTCCACCAGACCGTTGAGGATGACCCCATCACCAAGAGCTTGAAGGAGGAGTTTAAGAAATGAGCTTCTCCCCAAAGCAAAAACAGATCCTGACCTTTCCATATGAAAGCGACTATGATGCCCTGATCTGTGACGGTGCGGTGCGTTCCGGCAAGACCTCCATCATGTCTTTGTCCTTCGTTCTCTGGATGATGGCAGAATTTAACCATTGCTCTTTCGCTTTTTGCGGCAAGAGCGTGGGCGCGGTGGAACGCAACATCGTTCAGCCGCTTCTGTCTGTCCGGTATTTGCAGCAGCAGTTCCAGATCACCTACAACCGCAGCGGCCACGTTCTCACGGTGCAGCGCGGCAGCAAGGTAAACATGGTGTACCTGTTCGGCGGCAAGGACGAAAGTTCTTACATGCTCATTCAGGGCATCACGCTGGCCGGGGTGCTGCTGGATGAGGTGGCGCTCATGCCCCGCAGCTTTGTGGAGCAGGCGCTGGCCCGATGCTCTGTCACCGGTGCCAAGTTCTGGTTCAACTGCAACCCGGAGAACCCGGAGCATTGGTTTCGCAAGGAGTGGATCTTACAGGCCAAAAAACACCGGGCGCTGCATCTGCACTTCTTGATGGACGATAACCCGTCACTGGATGAGCGCACCCGGGAACGCTACCGCAGCATGTACAGCGGCGTGTTCTATGAACGCTACATTCTGGGCCGCTGGGTGATGGCCGAGGGCCTGATCTACGATATGATGGACACTACGGCAAACACCTACCGCCCGCAGGACGCACCAGTTGGATTCAAGAGCCTTTCCACCCGTACCATTACATGCGACTACGGAACCACTAACGACACTGTTTTTCTCGATATCTACGATGATGGTGAAAAAGTAAGGGTGCATCGGGAATACAGGTGGGCGAGCCGCCAGGAGCACAGGCAGAAAACAGATGAAGAGTATGCCGATGACTTCATGGAGTTTATGGGGAAAGATCCTTGCGCCGCCATTGTTGACCCGGCGGCAGCGTCCTTTATCACAGCTCTGCGCCAGCGCGGCGTTTATGTGATAGAAGGAAACAACGACGTGCTGAACGGCATCCGCAAGTGCAGCACACTCCTTTCCCACCGCGATCTGCTGATCTCCACCGACTGCGAGGGGCTGCTGGATGAACTCGGCACATACCGGTGGGACGATAAAGCCGCCCTCATGGGCGTGGAAAAGCCCATCAAACAGCAGGACCACGGCCCAGATGCCCTGCGCTACTATATCAACTCACTGCCTGATTGGAGGTTTGAACGTGTCCAGACGTAACAAAAGCCGCCCCGCCGGAGGCGTAGAAAAACCGAATACGGCCACGATGGACGCTTTCTCCAACTCGCTGTTCTCGCTGGGGTACGGCTCACAGAGCCCACTGGAAGCAACGGAGTATCCGCTGACCCGGATGACGGACAACTACGCCTTGCTGAACAGCTTGTACCGCAGCAACTGGGTGGTGCAGAACGTTGTGGGCCTGCTCGTGGACGATATGCTGCGAGAGTGGTACGACCTCAAGAGCGCCACACCGGAGCAAGGAAAGGCAATCCAGACTGTGGAGCGTTCCACCCGGCTCCGTGACCGTGTGAGCACTGGCCTGAAATGGGGCCGCCTATATGGCGGTGCCGCCGGGCTCATCCTCATTGACGGGCAGGAGGACCTTTCCCGCCCGCTGGATGCCGAAGCGATTCTTCCCGGCAGCTTCCGGGGGCTGTACATCCTAGACCGTTGGCAGGGAATCAGCCCGGATGCAGGCCTGACCTTTGAGGGCGGGGAGCTTGTGCCGGAGTACTACAGCATCAACGATGCCGCCGGGCACACTGCCGCCCGTGTCCATCACTCCCGCCTTGTGCGGTTCGTGGGCCGGGAGCTTCCCGATCTGGAACGGCAGGCAGAGCTTTACTGGGGCGAATCCGAGGTGGAAGCGCTCTATAATGACGTGGTGGCTCACGACAACGTGAGCGCCAACATGGCCGCTCTGACCTTCCAAGCGAATGTCAACACCATGGAGGTAAAGGGTCTGGAACAGCTGCTCTCCATGTCCAGCCCGGACGTGCAGCGGCGTTTCTGGAACACCATGCAGGCCCAGAAGGTCCTGCGCTCCAATTTCGGGATGCAGCTGGTAGAGCAGGGCAACAAAATCAGCAACACCCAGTACACCTTTGCTGGCCTGTCTGACGTGTACGAGAGCATGTGCCTGAACCTGTGCGGCGCGTCCCACTACCCCATGACCAAGCTGTTTGGCCGTTCCCCGGCGGGCATGAACGCCACCGGCGAAAGCGACCTGAAAAACTACTACGACTATGTGGACACCCTTCGGGAAAGCAAGCTGCGGCCCATTCTGGACAAGCTGCTTCCGGTGGTAGCCCGCAGCGCAGGCATTGAGCAGCTTGACCTTGATGTAACGTTCCCGCCGCTGTGGACACCCACTGCCAGCGAGACGGCGACAATCGCCAAGGAAAAGACCGATGTCATCATTGCGGCGTTTCAGGCAGGGCTTCTGGATGCAGATGTGGCAATGCGCGAGCTCAAGAAACTAGAGGACGAGACCGGCCTGTTCGGCTCCCTGACAGACGAACTGATTGCCGCAAAACAGGGCCAGACCTATCAGGACGTGACCGCCCTGCGCGACCCGCTGGCGGGGCTTATGAACGGGAATACGCGGGAAGATACTGAGGAGGGCGAGTAAAATATGCCTACTCTTGCCCGTGCATCCCCTGAGCGGGAGCTGCAACGCCTGATCCGGCTTTATCTCAAGGCGGAGACGGACATCATCAACGAGATTGGCCGCCTGCGCAGCCGGGGGCTTGTGGACTATCACGCCGTGGCCGCGCTGGAACGGGTGCAGGAAATTCTCCGAAAGCTGGAAACGGATGAATGGGAGTATGTGCCCCGCATGGTCGAGGCGCAGTTTTACGTTCGCCACCCGGAGGCCCGGGCGATTCCCGGCGAGACTGCGGAAAAGCACCTGCGAGGTTACGCCAACGCCCAAAGCCTTACCAGCACCCAGACGGATATCGTGCAGAAGCTCACGATGAACCTTATGGGCCAGCTGGTGGACGGAAACTTGACGGTGCTTTCCACTCTGCAAAACGCCCTTCTGGGCCGGACTGAGCCGGACGTTTACCGGCGGGTCGGTCTTGAGCAGGTGGCAGCGCAGCAGGCTGTGGGCCGGGGCATCAACCAGAGCGTTCCTGCCTTTGTAAACGCTCTGCGCCGGGAGGGCGTGACGGCGTTCACAGACAAGGCGGGACGGAATTGGAGCCTGCACACCTATGCAACGATGGTCTCCCGCACCACGTCTCGGCAGGCTGAAATCCTGTCTGTGGTGACGCAGGACGAGGGGCAGGACTTGTATCAGATCAGCTCCCACGGAACCACCTGCGCCCTCTGCGCCCCCTATGAGGGCCGGGTATACAGCAAGAGTGGAAAAGACCCGCACTTCCCTCCGCTTTCGGATGCCTTCGGCAAAGTAGACCCTGCAGGGCCGGATGATCTGACCAACAGCTGGCTGAACATCCATCCGAACTGCATGCACGCCCTTCGCCCCTGGACACCAGCCGGCCGCACCGAGAAAGAGCTGGAACGGATCAGGCGCTTTTCTGACCCCAGAACGAACCCCTACAGCCGTGACCCGCGCACCAAGGCGCAGATCGAGGCCTACCGCAAAAAAGAGCAGGGACGCAACCGCTGGCTGCGGGATTACCGCCAGTGGGAGAACTACCGCACAGCTCTGGGAGACAAGGTGCCCAAGACCTTCGAGACTTTCCAGCGCCACAAGCTGGCAGATGACGAAAAATATCACAAATGGATGAACGCATACAGAAGCGGAGGTGATGCCGATTGATTGCGTACTATGGAAGCAAACTGAGCCCTCACATGACGGAAACGCCGGAGGGCTTTTTAATTTGCCACGATGTCAAAATCGCCCGTACCGGCACGCAGAACTATCTGGCCCGGGAGATCGGGCTGGACGGGATGCCGGAGCGCGTCCTTCAGGTGACACGAAGTGCTGAGGATGTGTTCGACCCGGCGGCAATGGCCAGCTTTGAGGGCAAGGATGTCACCAACACCCACCCCTCAGAGATGATCGTACAGGAAAATCAGGCCGCCTACTCCAAAGGCCACGCAGAGAATGTGCGCAGGGTGGGCGATTATCTTGTGGCTGACCTGTACCTGAAAGACCCCACGCTGATCTCCGAGGTCAAGAACGGGGCCATGCGGGATGTATCCTGCGGCTATTACTGCCAGTACGAGGCAGACGGTGCAGGATACCGGCAGACCCATATCAGAGGCAATCACATCGCCATCGTGCCCCGTGGGCGCGCTGGCCGTGATGTTGCAATAAAAGACAGTGCCGCCGAACTTCCGGCGGAGAAAGGCAAGGTAAAACACATGAGCAAGAGCAAGAGTTTGCTGTCTCTGTTCGGTCTGGCGGCAAAGAACGCGGCCCCCGAAGAGCTTGACAGCATGGTGGAGACCGCTGCCGCAGCGCTGGATGCAGCACCCGCCGTTCCGGCGCAGGATGCAGGCCCCGCTGAAAACGCAGCGCCCACTGACACCCAGAATACAGCGGTTCTGGATGCACTGAACAACCTTTCCGGCAAGCTGGATCAGCTGATCGCCGCCAACACCAAGAAGGCAGAGGACAAAGAGCCGGAAGACCTGGACAAGGTGATCGCTGAAATGTCCGGCGAAAAGCCTGACAAGAAGGAAAAGGACGAGGACGAAAGCGGCTCCACCACTGTTCCTTCCGAGGACGAGTGCGCAAAGCCTGCCGCCAATGACAGCGGTCTGGCCCTGCTGAAAGCCATGCGCCCCATCATCAACGGCATTCAGGACAAGGCCACCCGTGATGCTCTGTCCAAGACCCTGATCGAGCAGGTCAAGGGCACCAGCTCCGTGGATGCCATCGCAAAGGCTGCGCAGGACAGCGCCGCCGCTTCCGCCAGCGCATCCGGTAAGAGCCGGTATGAGCAGCTGTGCCATGCTTCCCAGCTCGCTTACAACGAACGCAATCCCCACATGAAGAAGGAGGGCTAAATTATGTCCCTGAATACTCAGATTATCGGCAAGACCATGCCCCACGGCTTTGCTGGCACTTATGCCCGCCAGCCGGATATGATCGTCAACACCCGCCCCGTTGGCGGCACTGAGAACATTCCCTTTGGCACTGCCCTGAAGTATGACAACGGAAAGGTCATCGTGATGGGCGGCGCAGGCACTACCGCTGCACAGTTCGCAGGAATTGCGGGCAGCGAGGTCAAGAGCGCCCTGGTCTATCCTGACCAGAACGGCGGAAAATACGCCCCCGGCGAGGCCTGCAGCGTGTTCCAGCGCGGCAGCATCAATGTGCTGTGCCAGCGCGGGACCCCGGCTCTGGGCGGTGACGTTTACGTCCGCATTGCCAAGACCGCTGACTATGCCACCGCACTGGTAGGCGGCTTCGAGGCGGAAGCGGACGACAAGACCGCCGGAAACTCCGTCAAACTCACCAACTGCCAGTGGGGCGGCGCGGCTGATGCCAACGGCGTGGCCGAGCTGGTCATCCTCACCCGTGCAAACGCCTGATAGGAGGGCTTAGACTATGGCAAACTTCCAGAACGTCGGCACCACCAATGCCGGTACTTTCACCGTAAACAACGCCGGTGCTGCGCTGCCCGGCGGCACTCCCACCATGGACGCGGCTGCCATCCAGAGCGGCAATGCGTTCCTCACCAGCGAGCTGGAAAAGCGTGACCCGCTGATCCGTAAACCCCTCACCAGCGTCACCTATCCCCGTGATATTCCCATCGAGGTAGGCGGCGGCTGGGTGGATTACGTCTCTGCCATGTCCGTGGCCTATGGCATGGCGGGTGGCTCCGGCGCTTCTGCCGTCAACGGCGGCGGTTCCAACGGCATCCCTGTGGTGCAGGCCAGCGTGAGCAAGGGCGCATTCAAGGCCCATGTCTTTGCCGCTGCTCTGCGTGTGATGTTCGTGGATATGCAGCGTGCCAACTTTATTGGCCGCAGCCTTGACCAGATGCTGCAGGACGGCATCCGTCTGGCTTATGACAAGCACATGGATCAGAACACCTACATCGGTTTTGACGAGTACGCCACCACCGGCCTGGTCAACAATCCCGATGTCACCAAGACCACTGCCGCAGCTTCCGGCACCGGCTCCTCTGCCAAGTGGGCGGACAAGACCCCCAAGCAGATCCTGACGGACATCAACAACGCCATCACTGCCGTGTGGGCTGCCAACGAGTACGATGAGGCCGGTATCCCCAATCACATCCTGATCCCCTACGAGCAGTATAGCTACATCACCACCACCATGGTGAGTGACCTGGGCACTGAAACCATCTACGACTTCCTGAAGAAGCACAACGTGGCCGCAAACCACGGCGTGGATCTGGAGATCGTTCCCACCCGCTGGGTCAAGGGCGCTGGTGCTTCCAACGGTGACCGCATGGTGGTGTACGTCAACAACCGCCGCTTTGTCAAGGCGGACGAGCTGGTGCCCCTGTCCCGCGTGATGAGCGCCCCCAACGTTACCAATGTCTGCTACGACACCGCCTATATGGCAAACGCATCCGAGGTGCAGCTCATGTATCAGACCTCCATGCTGTACGTGGATGGCATCTGATCGGGAGGGAAGAGAAATGGCTTTCGTACTTTCCAAAGCAAATATCATCCTGCCCAGCGCAGACGGCTCCCAGACTTTCCCGCTCCACCGAGAGCAGCTGGTCGAAGTGCCGGACTGGGCGGCAGAGACGGCTTACTTCAAGGCGCTGGTGGCCGATGGTGACATCGTACCCACGAGCCGCAGCGACAAGGCCGTACAGGATGCCGCAGACAAGCCCGTCCGAAAGAAAAAGACAGCGGACTGGGACAAGCCTGCCGAACCGCAGGAAGACTGAGGAGGCTGCCCATGTGCTGGACGATGAAACAGCAGTTTCAGGGCGTTCTTGCGCAGGCCGCAAATCTGGGGCAGAGCGTGGGCGATTACACCCCGGAGCAGTTCAAGGCGGAATACCCGCAGTTCTGTGACGCGTCCGGCAATTGCCACTTGCCGGACGTGCTGCTGGAAGAGATCGTAAAAATGGCCAACGTCAGCATTCAGCCTGATAAATGGCTGGACAGCTGGCATTATGCCGTGGGCCTTTATGTGGCCCATTACGTCACTTTGCAGCTGCGCACCTATGCGGAGAGCACCGCCACCCCGGCGCAGGCGGCATCGTCCGGCGCTCTGGTGGGTGTGGTGAAGTCTGCCACGCTGGGCGACAGCTCCGTGACCTACGACACCAGCGCCCTGACCGCAGGAACAGAGGACTGGGGCGACCTGAACGCCACCACCTACGGTCAGATGCTGGCAAACCGTGCCCGCTTTATCGGTGCGGCCGGAACTTTTGTGATGTGAGGTGCACCCATGAACTGGAGTGACTGGTATACCGACCTGATGGAGATCAGGCGCACGGAAACCGTGAAGGATGGCCAGCTGAGCCGCAAGGAACGGAAAGTCGTCCGCTCCGGTGTTCCGTGCCGGGTGTACCGCAGCCAGGACAAGGCCCCGACGATGACCAAGACAGCAGCCAATGTCCAGAAAACGGACAAGCTGGCCTGCGATATCGATGTGGATATCAAGCCCGGTGATGAGCTAGTGATCCACAGAGGGGCGCGGCTGGGATACGCACTGCAGGAGACCCGGTACTTCGCCGGGGATCCTGACCTGTATTATGAGCCCTTCGGGGCAGTGCTGCCCGGGCTGGCCCACCAGGAGATCACGCTTCTCAGTCAGGAGCGTGTGAAATGAACTTGCAGGAGTACATCAAGAAGCTGGAAGCGGCGCAAGCCGCTTTGCCAGAAATGCTCGCAGATGTTGCCCGCAATGCCACCCTCCGGGCCGTGGAAGCGGCGCAGGATAAGACCCCGCCCACAACGGACAGCCTGAGCGGCACCAACACCCGCACCGGGGAACTGAAACAGCACTGGGCGACCGACAGCCGCACTGAACCTCAAAAACAGGGCGGGGAGATCGTCACTGAGCTGAACAACAACAAGGAGTACGCTTCCTACGTCAACGATGGCCACCGGATGGACAAGCACTTCGTTCCAGGCCTGTACAAAGACTCCTATACCGGAATGCTGGAATACGACCCGGGCCGCCGGGGCGAGGTGGGCATGATGGTGGGCACGAAAACGACTTATGTTGAGGGGCTGCACATGTCCGATGCAGGCATTGAAGCCTATAAGCACACCGTGAAGATAGAGACAGAAAAAGCCATAAACAAGCTGGGAGAGATGCTGAAATGAACTTTACCATCACAACGCTGGCTCGGTCTCTGGCGGAGTATCTGGCTCCCATCCTGCCCGGTGTGCAGATGCTGGAAGACCCTGCCCAGCAAGGCGTAGAGCCGCCCTGCATGTTCATCCAGCAGCGGGGCAACGATATCAAGCCTTACCCTGGCGGGCGCTGGCTGCGCACCATCCGGCTCGACCTGACCTATCTGCTGGACTACAACCTCACAGACCTGCGCCAGCAGTACAACAAAGCCGCTGAGGCGCTCGATTTCTGCATGGAAACATTCTCTTATTCCGATGGAACAGAAGCGGAAAAGCTCCTGCACGCCTACGAGCGCAGCGCGGATATCGACGATGACGGCCTGCATTACAAGTTTGAGCTGCGTGTTTTTGTGGAAAAGCCCGTGGACGCAGTGAAGATGCAGACCCAGACCGTAAACCAGAAGGTAGACCAATGAAACAGGATAATACCCAATACAGCCGGGAAGTGCTGCTGAAAGACCCGCATTTTGCGGGGTATCAGCCGGATTTTCTGGCTGTTGTTTTACACAAACCGTTTTACACCCTCGCAGAGGCTGAGGCCGCTGTGAAAGAATTTTGGAAGGAGTGACACCTATGGCAGCAGGCGGAACCTGGACCGTACAGAACAAGGTGCGGCCCGGCATTTACTTTAAATTTCGCTCCAAGAACCAGCAGAATCTGACCGTTGGAGACCGCGGCAAGGTCACGATCTGCGAACCCATGAGCTGGGGCCCCGTTGGCAAGGTGATGGAGATCGCCGCCGGAGATGATCTGACCCCCTATACCGGCTACGACATCACAGACGCGCACAATCGCTTTGCATCCATGATCTTCAGCGGCTCCAACCGCACCGCAGCACCCACCAAGCTGCTGCTTTACCGCCCGGCCGCTGCGGACAGCGCAAAGGCCACCGGCACTATCGCCCCGCTGACGGCTACCGCAAAATACCCCGGCTCCCGAGGCAACGACATCGTGGTGATCGTCACTGCACTGACGGAACCTGCGGGCAGTTTCCAGGTCTCCACGGTCGTTGACGGTGTGGTGAAGGATCAGCAGACTGGCAAGACCGTTGCAGACCTGACCGGCAATGGCTGGGTGGATTTCAGCGGAACGGGCACTCTGGCCGCAAATGTCGGCACCCAGCTTTCCGGCGGCAAGGACGGCGAGGTGAACTCGGCCGCATACAGCACCTACCTGACGAACATCGAGCCATACAACTTCGATTCCATGCTGTACGACGGCGAGGATGCCACCGTAAAAGCCGCGATGGAGACCTTTATCAAGCGCGTGAACACCGAAGTGGGCCGATTCTCTCAGCTGGTGGAAGCCAATGCCACCAACCCTGATACCCGCTTTATCGTCAACGTGTGCGGAGGTCTGGTGATGAACGATGGCACCACACTGACCCCGAAAGAGGCAGTCTGGTGGGTCGGCGGTGCGCTTTCCGGCGCGACCTACGCCAACGACCTGACGAATGCCGCCGTTCCCAATGCGGTGGATATCGCCCCCAAGATGACCCACAGCCAGTATGTGGATGCCATCAATGCGGGAAAGTTTGTGTTCAACGCCGATGACGGCACCGTCCGGGTGGAGTATGACATCAACTCTCTGGTCACCTATACCAGCGAGATCGGCGAGGTGTACCGTTACAACCGCACCATGCGGCTGTGCAACACCATTGCCAACGACCTGTATAAGCAGTTCGCCCAGAGCTATGTGGGAATTGTGGACAACACCGAGGACGGCCGCCGCCAGTACAAGAGCGCCATCGTCAAGTATCTGGATCAGATCCAGGCATCCGGCGGCATCCAGAACTTTGACGGCGAGACCGATGTTATCGTGGAAGCGGGCGAGGCAAAGGATGCCGTGCTCATTACTTTGGCCATCGAGGCCGTGGGCAGCACCAACAAGATCTATATCACTCTGGATGTGGCGTAAGGAGGAACAAAGATGAGTTATTTGATGGCCCAGGACACCCTGAACGGTGCGGAGGGCAAGATCACCATCACCCGGAACGGCCGCATTCTGGAAGCCGCAGGTATGAAGAACATCAAGACCATTGCGGGCATTCAGACTTCGGACATGAAGACCATTGGCACCCGAAAGGTGCAAAAAAAGGCAAACGGTGTCACTCAGACCGGCACCGGCAACGTCTATTTCGGCTCCAACGGCAGCAACCTGTTCACCGATATGGTGCTGAACTACATCGAGAACGGTGTGCAGGATCTGTTTGACATCACCATCACCAACCAGGACCCCACGTCCAGCGTGGGCGCGCAGGTAATGGGCTACTATGGCTGTGTGCTGACCGGCGATATCCCGCTGTCCATTCTGGACGACGAGGAGGCCATGCTGAACTACGATTTCAATTTCAGCTATACCAGCGTCAAGCGTCTGGAAGCATTCAACGACCCCACCAACCTGGGCAGCAACTGATTTTAGGAGGTATTTTTTATGAGCGCACTTTCTGCATTTCTGCATCCCGCTGTGACCTGCGAGGAAAAGGAGGTCGTCATCTCCCGGCGTTTTCTGGGCGAGGACGGCAAACCGACCCCGTTCAAGATCCGCTCCCTGACCCAGGAGGAAAACGCTGCCATCATCAAAGCGGCCACCAAGCAGAAAAAGGTGGACGGCCAGTGGCAGGATTCCATTGATGCCAACGAGCTGAGTGCCCGCACCATCGTGGAAGCTACGGTTTTCCCTGATTTCCGCAGCGCGGAGCTGTGTGAGGCCTACGGCACCAAAGACCCGGTTCAGGTTCCCGGCAAGATGCTTCTGGCTGGCGAGTTTGGCCGCCTGATCGATGCCGTGAGCAAGCTCTCCGGCTTTGACAAGAGTCTGGACGAAGAGGCAAAAAACTGATCTCCGGGGGCAGCTGGGATATCGACGTGCTGGTGGCATACTACTGCTTCGATAACCTCAGCTGGCCCCCGGGCAAGTACGATGCCCTGCCGGTGCGTGAAAAAGCGCTGGTCAGGGCATTTGCTTTGCGCTCCATGGAGAAGCGCAGAGAAGAGAGCCAGCGAATGAAGGAGGCGGGACGAAATGGCTAAGATTCAAGAAACGCTTGTCCTTCAGGATCAGTTTTCCTCTTCCTTTGGCGCATACATTCAGGCTGCGCAGAGAGCATCCAGCTCTACCACAACGGCACAGGCAGCGGCCCGGAACTATCAGTCTGTTTTGAACAGCGTTTCCCGACAGCTGATCTCCGCAAATGCGAAGTTTGAATCGTATGTGGCACAGCAGGAAGAAATGGTTGCCGCTGGGCAGCAGAACACGGAAGCGTTCAAAAAGCTGGACACCCAGACCGAGAAGCTGGGCGCAACCATCCGAGGGCTGGAAGCGCAGCAGCAGACCCTGACCCAATCCATGAAAGCAGCTGAAAACGCCGCCAGTGTAGCGGCAACGGCCAAGGATGAGGCGGCGGCAGCCACAAAGCGGCTGCAGGAGCAGGAAAATATGGCGCAAAGCGTCACCAACTCCCTGACATCTTCGGTTCTCCGGCTGGCCGCGTCCTATATCAGCATTCAGGGCCTGAAAAAGGCTGTTGACCTGTCTGACGGTCTGGTCTCCATGCGTGCCCGGCTTGACCGGATGAACGACGGCCTGCAGACCACGCAGGAGCTGGAAACGATGATCTACCAGTCCGCCCAGCGTTCCAGGGGCAGCTTCACCGATACGATGGATCTGGTCTCCCAGCTGGGCACGATGGCCGGGGATGCCTTCAGTAGCTCTAAAGAAATCGTGCAGTTCGCAGAGCAGCTGAACAAGCAGCTGGCCCTTTCCGGCGCGTCCGGTTCGTCTGCGCAGGCCGCGATTCTTCAGCTGGAACAGGGACTTGCATCTGGCGTGCTGCGCGGCGATGAGCTGAACAGCGTGATGGAGCAGGCCCCGGCCCTTGCAAAATCCATTGCGGATTACATGCAGGTCAGCGTGGGCGAGCTGCGTGAGATGGGCTCTCAGGGACAGATCACTGCCGACATTGTGAAAAACGCACTGTTTGCGGCGGCCAAAGACACGAACGCAGAGTTTGAAAAGACCCCCATGACCTGGGCGCAGGTCTGGACGGTGGCAAGCAACACCGCCGTCCGGGCGCTTGACCCGCTGCTGACGGCAATCAACTGGGTGGCAAACAATCTGAATGTTGCGATACCTCTGGTGGTCAGTCTGGGCTCGGCGTTCGGCGTGCTGCTGATTGCGGCCAACTGGACAAACATCCTTGCAACGGCCACAAAAACGGCGGCATCCATGCAGGCCTTTTACAATGCGGTCATGGCGGCGAATCCCATTGCTCGGACTGCGGCGGCGGTTCTGGTGCTGGTGAGTGTCCTGTACGCAGGCGTGGCGGCGTTTAACAAACTGACCGGTTCCAGCATCTCTGCCACCGGCATCATCACGGGAGCATTTGCGACTGTGGGCGCATTCGTCTTCAACGGCGTTCTGGTCCCGCTGCAGAATGGCTTTGCTGCTTTTGTAAATTTCCTGGCGAATGCGTTCAACAACCCTCTGGCTGCAATCAAAATCGCATTCTACGACATGGCGATCACGGTAATGCAGTACTTGCAGAACATCGCGCAGGGGCTGGAGGGCCTGCTGAACAAGATCCCAGGCGTGACCGTGGACTTGACCAGCGGCGTGAATGCCACGGTCACAAAGCTCCAGCGCGACCGTAAATATGAAAAGTGGGCCAGCGGTTACACGGAAGTCGTCAAGCCGTGGGAAAACATCGACCTTGGCAAGGCCTATAAGGCCGGTCGCGATTGGGGCGCAAACCTCGGAAAATCCGGCCTTATGGGCACCGGCACGGGTGAGCTGGAAATTCCCCAGGCGGCAGACGTGAAAGACCTGCTGGGCAACATCGACAAGAACACCGGCAAGATCGCAAAAACCGTTGACCTGTCCGATGAGCAGATCAAGATGCTGGTGGATGTGGCAGAGCGGAAGTACGTCAACAACGTCAACCTGACGAGCCAGACTCCCATGATCACCGTGCAAGGCCAGAACACCGGCAGCACCGAAAAGGATGCCCGGAATCTGGCAGACACCCTGCGGGACGTTCTGGTGGATCTGATGAACGCAGGAAGCACCGTCACCGTGCAGTAAGGAGAAAGAGATGTCCCTGTATAAGCTGTATTTTTCCAGCGGCGCAACGGTGATCGCCCTGCCAATCAACCCGGAAAAGCTGCCGGAGACCCTTTCTGCCGACAATGGGAGCTATAACGTGCTGGGCCTTGGCCCCATCATGCAGCCCCGCACGCCGAACCTGCGCACCGTGTCCATTTCGGGCCTGCTGCCTGGGCGGCGGCTGCCGGGCCAGACCGGCATTCATCTGCCCCCGGCGGTGTATATGGCGTTCTTCACCACCGCCATGAAGAAAAAGTCCCCCATCGTCTACACGCCCGTCCGGTTCTATGAGAACGGCGTACCGTTCCTGGGGCCGAGCCTGGGCTTTCGGTGCCTCGTTACCAGCTTCAAGGCAGAGGAGCGCGGCGCGGAGACGGGGGATTTCTATTTCGACCTAAGCCTGACCGAGTACAAAGATTACTCCCCGCAGAGGGCTGTTGTGCAGGGCGCTGGCCAGACCGGAACCTTTTCCCCGGCCAGCATCACCACTGACGTGGCCAACGTGGCCGCACGGGCCGTTTCAGCAGCTACGGCGGTAAACACTGCGGTGGATGCCGCAGGCGCTGTAAAGCTCTCCCTGACCCCCACCAGGAGCACCCCATCAGACAAGCTTGTTGTGGGGACCAGGCGGAAGGCCACCGGGAAGGTCTACGGCACCGGCAGTGGGGAGGAAGTTCTGACCAGCATCCATGGACAGATCGTTGTGGTGCGGCGTATTATCGACCGCTCCCGGCCCTGCCCCGTCTGCGTGGCAGACACCGGCGGCACTGTGCTAGGTTGGATGCCGGAGAACAGCTTGCAGGAGGTGGAAGGATGACCTATGAGCTTTTGGCCGCTCAGAAAGCCACCGGAAACACCCTGAACCTGACCAACAGCACCACACAGGTGGTCTGGTCTACCCAGCGCACCGGGCAGCCGGGCAAACTGACCTTTACCTATCTTCGCACCCCGGAATCCAAGCTGGAAGAGGGAGACGTAATCCGCTTTTCTGTGAATGGTCAGCTTCAGTTTTACGGCTGGGTGTTTACCCGGGGCTTTGACCGCTGGGGGCCGGTGGACGTGGTCTGCTATGACCGCATCCGGTATCTCAAGGCCAATGCCAGCTATTCCTTCTACGGCCAGAGCGCCGGGGATATCATCCGGCAGATCGCGGAAGACTTTGAGCTGGACGTGGGGGAGCTGGCTGACACCGGCTACAAGCTGCCCTCCCTCATCATGCAGGACAAAAGCTGCATCGACATCATCAACACTGCCCTGCAAAAGACCCTGCTCAACACCGGCAAGGTGTATGTGTTTTACGATTCCGGTGACGGGCTGGCCCTCAAAGAGGCCAACGATCTGAAAACCGATATCGTCATCGGTGATTACAGCCTGATGACGAATTACACCTTCAATTCCTCCATCGACACACAGACCTACAACAGCATCAAGCTGGCCCGGCCCAATCAGAAGACGGGAAAGGCGGATGTTTTCGTGATGAAGGATTCGGATCACATAGGGAAGTGGGGCCTTTTGCAGCTATACCAGACCGTGGACGAGGCCGCCAACGACGCTCAGGTAAAGGAACAGGCGAAAGTGAGCTTGGAATATTATAACCGGGTATTGCAGCAGCTCAAGTTCTCTTCTCTGGGCGTGCCGGGCCTGCGGGCCGGGGCGCTGATTCTGGTGAACCTGTCCGATCTGGACGGTGAGCCGTTCAAGCGGTATGTCATGCTGGAAAAGGCGGAGCACACCTTCAAAAATGACGAGCACACCATGGAACTGGAAGCAAAAGCACTGTAAGGAGGGAGAAGAGTGGATTTACTGGCAGTATTGCAGGAGATCTACCGGCAGACCAACGATGCCGGGCAGCCCACAGACCTGCAGATCGGCACAGTGACAAAAGCCCCGCCGGACGATGATGAGCTGGAGATCCAGATCAGTGAAGCAATGGCCCCGCTGAAACAGGCTGTGCTCTATCTGGCAGAGCCTGTCATTGAAAAGAAAATTCCCATCCTGCGCCACCGGCACGAGATCAAAATCCTGCAGCACAAGCACGCAACGCCATCCGGCCCAAGCGAGGACGCATTCACATCCCCGCCCTACTTCACGGAGTGGTCGGCCCTGCCGGATGGGTTTGACGCAAAGGTTCAGGCAGAAAACTTTGTGGGCTGGGAAAACGGCGCTGCGCTGCCTTTGAGCAAGGACAAAAAGTACATCATCCTGAACCCGGCCCTGAAAGCCGGGGACAAAGTGCTGCTGCTCCGCGTTCAGAGCGGCCAGAAATTCATTGTGCTTTCCCGAGTATACGGAGGTGAATCGTAATGGCTACGCTTCCCACAGGCACGTCCATCGACCTTTCCGGCGGCGTGGAATACGTCTCTCAACCGTCCAGAACCTGGTTTATTGACCAGACATCCGGCCGCATCACCGGGGAATGCGATGGGTACGAGGCTGTAAAACAGGCCGTGAACATCATTCTGAATGTGGAACGTTATCGCTGGCAGATCTTCCGCTCTTACAGCGGCATGGAGTGGGAGGGGCTGCTGGGGCAGGACCCGGGCTATGTGGCGGCAGAATTGCAGCGCCGCCTGGAAGAGGCCCTGACCGTGGACGACCGGGTGACCGGCGTGAAGGATTTTTCTTACACGGTTCAGGGACAGGCCCTGACAGCATCCTTTACTGTCTCCACGATCTACGGCGAAATGCAGGCAAGCACGGAGGTGAACACCGCAGCATGATCGATTTTTCTACCGCACAGTACCGGGCCATTCTGGACTATATGCTGTCTCAGATCCCGGACGACTACGACAAGCGGGACACAAGCCCCATCCCAACGGCTCTTTCTCCCGCTGCCTATGTCTTTGAGGGGTTCTTTCTTTCCCTGAACATGATGCAGCGGCAGGCGTTTTTTCAGACAGCCACTGGCAGAGCGCTGGATCTGCTGGCCCCCATCGCCACCGTTACCCGCAAGCAGGCCACGGCGGCGGTGAGAAAAGGCGAGTTCAATATTGATATCCCGCTGGGCAGCCGGTTTTCTACCATCAACGGCGCGGACAGTATCAATTTTATTGCGCTGTCCGCTCTGGGTTCCGGGCACACCTACCGCCTTTTGGCCGAAACACCCGGCACCATCGGCAACGACTACACCGGCCCTATCCTACCCATCGACACCATTCAGGGCCTGACTTCTGCCCGGATCTCGGATATCCTGACACCCGGAGACGAGACCGAGACCGATGACGAATTCCGCGCCCGCATCGAGGTGTCGCTGAACAGCCGCTCATTTGGCGGCAATGTGGCGCAGTACGTGGAGGAGATCAAAAAGCTGGACGGCGTGGGCGCTGTGCAGGTCTACCCGACATGGAGAGGCGGCGGCACGGTGCTCTGCTCCGTTCTGGGTGCGGACTGGCTGCCCGCATCCACAGACCTTGTGCAGACCATTCAGAACACCATCGACCCGGTGCCGTACTCCGGGCAGGGGCTCGGTCTTGCGCCCATCGGTGCAAAGGTAACGATCACGGCCCCGGAGAAGCTGGAAGTTTCGGTCACCGCATCGGTGACACTCCTGCCCAGCTACTCTCTGGATACAGTTCGCACCGCGGTACGGGATTCGCTGGAGGCATATCTGCTCAATGTGCGGAAAAGCTGGGAGAACAATATCAGCAAGACCGGAATTGAGTATAGCGCCAACGTCTACACGGCCCGCGTATCTGCGGCCATCATCACGGCAGAGGGCGTGGTAAACGTGACAAACGTCCAGCTGAACGGAGCCGCGGACGATTTGATTCTGACAGAGACCGGCGAACGGCAGCAGGTCCCTGTGGTTGGGACGGTGACACTGCATGAAGCTTGATCTTTCGCATGAACTGCTGCCGCTGCTGCCGCCCATCTACCGGGAAGTGCAGGATTACCAGCAGATCTGTGCTGCCGAAAAGGCGGAATTTGATCGGCTGGCCGGTTCTGTGGAAGGGGTTCAAAGCAATTTCTTTTTCCAGACCATGGACGAGGATTCCGTTGCACGGTGGGAAAAAGTGTTTCACATCGTGGCTGTCCCGGAAAAGGAATCTTTGCAGTTTCGCAGGCAGCGTGTAATGACCCGCATTGCGACCCGCCCGCCCTACACACTGGGGTTTCTGTATCAGAAGCTGGATGAGCTGATTGGCGCGGGTAAATGGACGTGCTCCATCACATACCCGCTCTACGAGCTGAGGCTTGCGACGAGCGCAAAGAACCAGTCGTACTACGACGAGGTGACACACCTGATCAACCAGATCAAGCCCGCTCACATCGTCTTTATCAGTATGCCGTACCTCAAGACCGGGATCCTGATCACAGAGCAGGTCGATGTGCAGAAATACAATTATCAGTATCGGCTGGGCGGCTGGGCCCTTGGGAAAAAGCCGTTTGCCGAGTTCGGAGGATGGACGACCGCAAAGGCTGCTGCATCACCGACACTGACGCGGACACTTCTTCTGGGCGTTGCCCACAGGGCGGAAGAGCTTGCCACGACGGCACGGCTCAACCGCGCGGCGACCGTGAAACCGCTGAAAAGCGTCATTGCATCTGCGACACTGCAGGTGGGTTCTGAAACGTTGATAATCTCAGGCGAGAATCTGAAGCTGGAAGCGTCCGTAGAGCCGATGGCGGACATTCCGACTGTCACGCACTACGAGATACTGAACGATGCGGGAGAAACGCTGTACGCATCGGACTGCTATTTCGGCATTACCGAAAAAACAGACGTGGACGTAAATCTCTCTATTCTGGAGGGGGCGGACACCGTGCTGGCAAACGGAAGCCGGTATCACTATCTTCTGGGCAGCTGGCTTTTGGGCAAGGATGCTTTCGCGTCACCGGGACAAAATTATTTTGTCCCAGTGACGGCCGCCACGCCCGCTTCTGCATCTGTGACCCCGCTACTTCTGGCAAGCCTTGCCTCGTATCTGGCGGATCACATCAACATGGTGCAGCTGAACGGCGAGTATACCGTTCCGAACCTCGCAAAGAGCCTTTCCGGTGCGGCAGTCACGCTGCAGTATGAGCTTCTGCCATCGGAAAAGATCACAAAAGTCTCTGCCATCTCCGCACAAGATGCGTTCGGAGCCGCCCTCACACAGAACGATGTTAGCATCGAAACCACGACCAGAACAAAGTTCAAACACACCATTATCTTCAAGGAGGGAACATTGCTTTATGGCGGATGATATCCTGAAAAACATTCCTCTTCCCGCTGATCTCCCGGAAAATTGGACATCCCAACAGACCGTCGCCCCGACCGGCGCAGAAGTCGGCATGGACGAGCAGCACGGGTACAACTACCTGATGAGGCAAGTCAACAACGCGCAGAAGGCGGCAACGGCGCTGAATGGGGGCAAAGCAGACTCCGTTGATCCACATGATCTTTTTATTCCAATTACGGGGTGGCAAACAGACACCGAAGTTGCAGAGTACCCGCATTACATTGATATTACAGCAGCTGTTACGTCCACGACTGTGGTATCTGTCAGCATTGACCCTGCAAGCGCAGATGTAGCCGGTAAAGCTATGCTTGTAAACCC